GTTTTCAGCCTGTTTGGCCGGGATCAGGACTTTGACTGTGACTGCCATGACGGCCTCCTTAGACGATGCTTGTGATGATGCCGTTTACCACGGTGACTGTTTGGATGCCCGCAAGAAACGTCCCAGATGCCCCAGTGATCGGGACAGGTGCAGGTTGCGTTGCGGCAAACGATGCCATGCTCTCAGCAGACACGGCCACGGCCATAGCGGCCTCGGCCTTAACATCTGCGGCCATTGAAAGGCCCGCCAACTGAGCCGCATCAGTCGCCACTGAAAGCGCCACCTCGGCCTTATTGTCAGCCGCGCCGGTGGCCAGGATGTTATCGGTGATCAACTGCGTCAGGACCACAATATCGGCGGGCGTCAACTGCCCAGCGACCTTGAACAGCCGCTCGATGGCGCGGATGGCCTCGGGATCATTACCGACGAATGCGGCGATCTGGTTTCTGGTTGGAGAGATTGGATCTGCCATCAGAATGCCAGCGGTTCGACCCGCGCCTCCAGCCGTGCCATCGCAAGTTGCGCCTCGCTGGTGCCACGGAATTTCTGCAAACGCCAGTTGCGCATGTGGCCCTGCTGAAGCCAGACCACCCGCTTGTTATATTCGCCCAGCTTGCCGACGCGCGCAGGCTTTTCCACGCTGTAGGTCAGGCCATCGACCGAATAGGATGTCCACACGGTCGGATCGGCACCGGCCTGCACGCGGCCCGTCAGCGACACCAACTCCATGTCGTGGAAGATCGCCCCACGGCTCTCGTTGTAGACGATGGTCGTGCCGAACTCCCAGCCGATTGTTTCGCCCCAGTGGCTGGCGATGTTCTTGTCCAGATAGCCCACGTCGGTCGCCGCAGGCTTGCAGACGTTCCAACGGTCATAAGCAAAGACGGCATCGCAGACAGCCCATCGACCGAGGCCGACCAGCGAGGTGCGCAGGAAGAACCAGACAGGCTGCCCGACAGCCTGCGATCCAGCGGCATCGAACACGATGGTCTGATCGGGCAGGTGGATGTCAAGGAACTGGTGGCCGCCCTCGGTGCGCTCCTGCATGAACGAGGTGGAAAGCTGGGCCTCGGTGTAGCCCGCAAGGATTTCCTCGATCTCGCGCGTGGCGATCTTTGACGCCGTGCCGTTGGCGCCGATATAGATTGAGATGTTTTCGTTGGTGCCACTGCCCATGAAGGCAATGTTCTCGCCAAAGACGCAGCAGGTGTGCGTGCCAAGCGTTCCCTTCTGGATCTGCGCGCCGGTGATGCGCTGGAACGGAAAGCCCGCTGTCCCGGTGTTGTCGAACACCTCAATGGTGTGGCGGTTCAGCGCGTAGATCTCGTTGCGCAGCTTTAGCAGAGCCTTCACCGGGTCAGGGTCAGCTTCCGAAGATCCATACTTCAGCGGATCGACGGCAAAGGGGTTGTTCAATTCGGTGATGACGAGAAACTCGCCGTCGGTCGTCATAAAGTAACCATCGACCCAAACCACCGTCAGAGCCGTGCCGAGATCAGGGTCAGTCACCTGCGTCAGCGTCGTGCCGTCATAGAGATACAGGCGCCCGCCCGATGCGACGGCCAGATAGTCAAAGCTGTAGGTGAACGTCACGCGGCCACCGCTGCCGACATCACCGATCACCGTGACAGTGCCGTTCTGCGCGACCGTGACCAGCTTGGTCCCCATCACGCGGTAAAGCACGCCGTTCCAATTCAGGCCGCCCCGGTTGAACCCAGGCCCGTCACCAGTCTTCACAATGCCATCACCGGGTCGAAGATAGCCCTCCGAGATGCCCGTGGCTTTCGGCACAGGCACAAGGTTGACAGGATAGCTCGTCCGAAAATCGGGCGAGCCATCCGTGTATATCCCGTTGATGATGCCGATCTGCATTGCTGCCCCTTAGAACTTGATGGACAGATTGAACGATTGCAGCGTCACAACGTTGTTGGCCGTGGCAGGTTGCGCGGTGATTGCAAAGACCTGGTCAGCAGTAGCATCGACAGACAGGTTTACGATTGCGCCTGTTGAAAGCCCGTGACCGGTCGTGCCGACGGCGCTCCCGATGATCTGCGAAGATCCACGATTTGAAAGGATTTTTTGCACATCGACGCTGGCGTTGCTTGTAGCGGCAACAGTCAGCAACGCGCTACCGCCGAAACTCATTCCTAGATTTTTTGCCACGGCGCTGTTGGTCATGCTAAACAGGGCTTCAATAAACATGACGCCGCCGACGCCCATTGACGAACCCGGCACGGTGACAGATGCCAGCGTTACAGCAGTGTTTGCCACGGCCACGGTCGGTGTGCCAAGCCCAGACACGAATGGCAGGTTGATGGTGATCTTGAGGCCTGTGGTGTCCGTATCCAGAGCCGTGACGGCATAGAACCCGTTGACGCCCGTGCCGGTCGCCCAGGTCACATAGACGCTTGCACCAACCGCGACAGCAGCGGTCAGGCCATGCGCGCCCGCGCTAACAAGGCGAACAAGGCCGGCGTTGGTCTCATAGGTCAGCGTGGTGAATGTAGCCGCTGGCTGCACGATGCTGACGGGCGTCACAGAGCCAAGCACCAGAGCCGGGAAGCTGCGCAGCTTGGGCTGCACCGCCACATCGTATTCCACCGTCGCGCCGCGATTGTAGATCGTGGCAACGCGGTCGTTAGCGTAGGGGCCGAAGGTCTGGGCGCGGTTGAGCAGTTCGACCACGCCGGTCGGGGTTTGCACACCGATCTGAACCAGCGTCGGCTGGTCGCCAATGCTGCCCACGCTCAAGGACGATCCGCGCGGGATCAGGATTTCTTTTTCAGTGCTTACTGCGGATGCGTAGAGGAACATGGTCATCGTCCTTGTGTTTAGGAGACCCGATACCATGCCGACGTAGCAGCATCATATCGCATGGTGAAGAAGGCGTTGGCAGCGGCCAAGGTGGTCGGCGCGCCGGTGACTGTCTTGCCTGCGCCAGAGACGGTCAGCGAGGAAACGATCTGCGTGCAGTTGACGCTCACCTCCTGCTTGTCGGTCGGCGCCGAGGGCAGCACGATGGTGCCAGCCGCGAAGGTGGCGGTCGGCGTCAGCAACAGCCAAGTGTCACCGACAGCTACAGTCACCGAGAAACCCGTGGCGCTCGGTGCCGCGTATTGCGTCGTCAGCGAACCCGGCAGCGTCAGGTTGTCCTGCATGAAGGTCAGCAGCAGGCTCATCGAGGCCTTGCGCGTGTCGCCGTTATTCGTAGCCCAGACGGCGAGCAGATCGCCAAGCTGGATCGTGTCAAGCGAAGAAAGCTGATTGATGTTGGTCATTGCATCATTCCCATGTCAATGCGCTGTCCGGGCCAACCGTCAGCGGGTCAATTGGTTGACGCAGGAATGCGTCGTTGTAATAGCGCCAGCCCTTGTTGCCCTGGCCGCTCGGGATCGTCATGTTGCCAAGCTGCATTTCGGTCGGGAAGGTCGATCTGGACAGCAGCGCCTTGTAGGACATCTGAGCGTTGGCCTTCGTGTCTGGTGAAACTGTCTTACCATAACCCGGCGCGATGCGCACCGCCAGATTGAGGTGCATGGCTTCAAGCGCGTCATCGGGAACGCCGATGATCTGATCCAGATCGCTGGCAGCGTTGGACGACGGCAGCGGATAGCGCAGGCGGATGCCCTTGCCGTTCCACGTTGCCATCATCGCGTCGAGGCGCTGCAACGCGCCCTCAAGCTGCTGCGGGGCCAAGTCAAAGACATAGCCAGCGAGGCCGATCTCTTCGAATGCCCGGTTCACGATGTCGCGCTTGGTGTATGCCATCACTCAGCCTCAGATTTGCGCGTGTGGCCACGCTTTGGTTTTGCCTTGGCCTCGGGTTCAGGATCTTGCACAGCACCGCTGGCGGCCTCAATAGCCTCGCGCACGGTGTAGTGCCAGCCCGCCTTGATGTGGGCTTCAATCTCGTCATCGTCCACGATGCACAGGTCAAACGTCTCGCTTGCGCTGCGCTTGAACTGGCCGGGCGACTTGTAGAGCATCGTCGTCATTTTTTGCCCTTCATCGCCGTCTTGGCCGATGCCTTGAATGCGGCTGCGGTTGGCGCGCCCTTGGTGCCAGGCTTGCGCATCTTCTCGCCAGATCCAGCTTTGATGCGAGCCTTCTTGGCTGCGATGTTTGCGTAGAGACCACCCGGCATTATTTCTTCCCCTTCGGTGCTTTGCCGGGCTTGCCGGCTTTCATGGCTGCGGTGCGTGCGGTGTTCAATGCGATGGCGATGGCCTGCTTGCGCGGTTTGCCAGACTTCTCCTCCATCTTGATATTCTCACCGATGGACGTGCGGCTGTAACCTTTTTTCAACGGCA